TAAGCGGAAAGCATTCTTGTCCCCCGGTCAGTAACCTATAGGCTGTTCCCACGGCTGAAAGGGTGAACATCCGTTACCCGCCTCAGTACTTCGAGAAACCTAGTACGCCTGATGATTCCAAATTGGTATGATCCGGTCAACCCCAGACCAGAAACTGTGGATGGGGGTCACCATTCCTAGTATGGCAACATACAGGTGTCCCCGCGTGTGTCACAGGCCCTTACGGGTGCCATTTCGGATGAGTCTGGCCGAAGAGTCTATTGAGCTACTGTTGATACCTCCGGCCCCCTGAATGCGGCTAATCTCAACCCCGGAGCCACTGGGTGGTGAACCAACCACTTGGTGGTCGTAATGAGCAATTCTGGGACGGAACCGACTACTTTGGGGTGTCCGTGTTTCTTTTGTTCATATTAAACTGTTTTATGGTCACAACACAACTTGGTACGATTTGTGATTATTCACTGCTCACTTGTCACAGTAAATATACACAATCATCATGCCTGTCGTTGTGAACTCAGTTTACCTTTTTGAGGTGTTCCTCTCTAAGGAAGGCCGCCGTCGGCTCAATGTCTTTATTTACACACACAACAAAGCTGCCTGGATTGTGCGTTCCAAGGTTCTGGTGTCTTCAAGCAACAACATACAAAAGATATCTAACCGAGGAATTGCGGCGTCCAAAAGCGACGTAGGTGATCGCCATGAACTGTCCAGTGGCGGTGGCAACATAACTATGATCAACTACTATGGTGCCCAATACTCCCAGGCTCATGCCAACCCTTCTGTTCAAATGGACCCAGAGAAGTTCACAAAGCCCCTCACTGATCTTGCTTTAGCGGGGACTGGTCCTGCATTGAAATCCCCCAATGTGGAGGAGGCTGGTTACTCAGATAGGATCATGCAAATAACCGCAGGCAACTCCACTCTTACAACACAGGAAGCAGCTCAGGCGATTGTGGGTTATGGTGTTTGGCCAGATTATGATGTTGGTGTTGGGCATGCCATTGACAAGGAAACAAAGCCTGGACCTGCTGTTGAGCGGTTTTACACCCTCGATAGCATTTACTGGAACCAGGATTGGAAGGGTCGCGTGATTCGCTTGCCTGGCGCCCTCACTGACCTTGGTATGTTCGGTCAGAACTGCCAATTCCACTTCCTCATGAGATCAGGATTCTGCGTCCATGTGCAGGTCAACGCCTCAAAATTTCACCAAGGAATGTTACTTGTTGCCATGGTCCCGGAAGCCCAGCACCCAACAATAGGCACCAATGATAACGCCGCACTGTCTGATGAGACCCTTGCGGAGATCCCTGTTCCACAACTTACCCTCTTTCCTCATCAGCTCATTAACCTGCGCACGAACAACAGTGCCACCATCATTTATCCGTACACCAATTGTACTCCCGCTGAAAATGCCCTGACACACAACTTCGTGTCTCTATACATTGTTCCAATTGTCCCACTGAAGTTCGAGAAGGGCGCATCCACGACCATCCCTGTGACTGTCTCCATCTCGCCCATGTTCGCAGAATTCTCAGGGCTCCGTAACAGGGTCGTTGCTCAGGGTGTCCCTACTTTCCAGATACCTGGATCTGGACAGTTCGTAACCACTATCAAGAACGATGGTTTCCCAGCATTGCCCCACTACCAAGAGACCCCGCTCCACTTCATCCCTGGTGAGGTCACGAACCTTCTTGAAGTCTGCCAGATTGACACTTTTGCCAACCTTGGGACATCTGAGCTCTCTTTCACCATTGACGTGTCAAACCAAACAAGTGTTGGTGGCAAGATAAAGGATTTTGATATGAGCCTAAATAGCACTGTTCTCTCAACCACCTACCTTTCCAAGTGTGCACGGTGGTACACTCACTATCGTGGTTCTGTTAACCTCACCTTTATGTTTTGTGGTTCCGCCATGGCTACTGGTAAGATTCTCATCGCTTACACACCACCAGGCGGAGATGCCCCAGCAACACGCAAGGATGCCATGCTCGCGACCCACGTTGTGTGGGATTTGGGGCTCCAGTCTTCAGTTACATTCACAGTCCCCTACATCTCCCAATCACAGTACAGATATAATAACATTGATGGGAACATCTTCTCATATGATGGTTTCATCAGCATGTTCTATCAAACCAATATAGTTGTTCCCCCTGGTGCCCCATCGACCTGCCAAATTGTCCTCCTAGTTTCTGCTGCAAAGGACTTCACCCTCCGCTTGGCTACTGACAGTGCTTACTTCCAGGGCCTCGGCGAAGACCTTGGGAATCTTGTCAATGGTTCTGTGCAAACTACCGCCCAGCAGGTACTTCGCCCCGCTACAGGTTTAGCTTCCGAAGTTCCCAATACTCTTTCTATCCACACAGGCGAGTCGGGGATTCTGACTGCACCGGAAACAGGCGCCTCCTCCACCACTGAGGCTGGGGCTATGATTGAGACCAGGTCAGTGTCTACTATGTACTCTGCCGCAGAGACTTCCATCGAGGCATTTATGTCTCGGTATGCAATGTTCTCTGCCTTCGACCTTCGCACTGGTTCAACTGCTGCGAACGGCGAATACAGAATCCTGGACCTCCGCTTCTCGGAGGAATCATCTACACACAAGGCCCTTGTTGCAAAGTATCGCATGTTCACCTACCTTCGTATGGGGTATGATGTGGTCGCTATTGTCTCCCCAAAGGCAAACATCAGGGACCGCGTCCATATGTCATCACCGCCCAAATTTCAGATGATGTTCATTCCCCCTGGTTGCCCAGCACCCCGTCTTGTAGATGGTCCGGAGTGGTACCTCCCCACCACCCCCAGTGTCTATTTCTCTGTGGACCAACCCCCGGCATCCCTACGGCTACCATACATGGGCGTTATGTCCACCTTTGCCTCCCGTTATGATGGCTTCTATTCATTCCAGACAACCAATCCTCATAGCTACGGTTACTTCCCAGGCAATGACATTGGCAAGCTTGCAATCCGCGCGGTCACGGATGGCGTGACGGCAAACTCGGACCTTGTCGACTATCGCGTGGTCATCTTCGCGCGGCCAACCATGATTCGCGCATGGCTGCCGAGGCCTATCAAGTCACTTAAGACTCAGGTGTCAGTAAGCCGATCGAAAGGTCGTGTGATCTTCACGGATGATGATGACGCTGACCAACTCCTCATAGGTCAAGGCTACATGGGGACAGACCTGAAGGTATCAAATAGAGGGCCCCACCCAACCCGGCGGAAGATTACACACATCCCCCGGTTTGCCAGGGAGGCCCTCCAAACTACCTGGCTTGCTTGGGACACTGAGCTGAGATTCTCTTTCCACATCTTCCCGGTCTCCCGAACTGATTTCATCGCCCCATTCCACCTTTTCAACAACAGACTTGTTTTTGCACCATATGGTGATGATGACTTCCTCCAGATCCCATACACGGCAGTGAGGTGTGACCTTGAACATGATTTGGTCCTGGGGCGCATGGGGAAGCCAATTTTCACCCGTACCATCAGACTGGCCAAGCCAGAACAGGCGATGTGGTTCGCATGTGATAACAGCGACCACTCCTATGGTGAAAAGCACTCAAGCTGGAACTTTGTTAGTGAAATCCACGTTGATGAACCCTTCCCGCACACTCAGCATGACCTGATATCCTTCCCCCATCCTATCCCGTTTGGTTTGTGTGGCTCCCCTCTCCTGACGCGTGATGGCATTGTGGCTATGGCCACAGCAGGCAGTGACTCAGTTAGTTATTTCACAAACCTCCACCTTGTGGAGTGGCTCAATGTGGAGCCCTTAGCCGAAGAACAGGGCATTTCAGATTGGTTCAGTGACTTTGCCTCACAACTGGGAAGCGCATTCGGAGAGGGCGCCGCAGAACAGGTCGCGGACAAGGTGCAAGGAATGATTAGCACCAGTGGCATTGCCCAGTTGCCGAATGCGGCATGCAAAGATATTATGGTTCTCCTGACAAAGATCTTGTGTGCTTGTGTCATTATATCTAAATCAGAGGATGTCCTTGCCTCAGCTGTCTCTGTCGGTGTGATGGTGGGCGTTGACTTCCTAACCACATCACCCTTCACATTCCTCAGGCAAAAGGTTGCTGAAATGTGTGGTCTTGTCTACGCCGAGGAACAGGGTCCTTCTGACTGGATCAAGGAGTTCAACGCGGCATGTACAGCAGCCAAGGGCCTAGAGTGGATTGGCGACAAGCTCTCAAAGTTTGTCGAGTGGATCCGCAAGATGTTTGAAAAGGAGGACAGGCACAGGAAAAAATTCATGAAGCAGCTCGAGGACCTCCCCTTGCTCATGGAGTCCATAGACAAAATAATGGCAGCTCGTGGCCAGTACAAGGATGAAGATGTTCGCCGCATATGTGGAAAGATGCGCCAACTCAAACTGGGCGCTGATATCTACGGGGTGCAGCGAAACCAGGCCACACATCAGATTGTCAAGTATTACCAAAAGGCTATGTCTATACTTCAGGCAATGACCCAAGGGCGCTCCGAACCGGTGGCGCTTTTGGTACACGGCACCCCAGGAACAGGGAAGAGCTTAGCCACAGAAATTATTGGCAGGGCCCTCACGCAGAAGTTGGGTGGCAACAGGCCATACTCTCTCCCACCTGACCCAAAACACTTTGATGGTTACGCCCAGCAACCTGTCGTCATCATGGATGATGTTGGTCAAAACCCTGACGGCGAGGATCTCAAACTCTTCTGCCAGATGGTCTCCTCTACTGAATTTGTTGTCCCAATGGCCGCGCTGGAAGAGAAAGGGATGTCCTTCACCTCAAAGTTTGTCCTAGCCTCAACTAACTGCAACATGCTGTCCCCACCCACAATCGCTGAACCCGCAGCCCTAAAGCGCAGATTCTTCCTCGACCTCTTCATTGAGGTTGATACCGACTATAAAAGGAATGACAAGCTTACTGCAAACACTGCACTTGACAGGTGCAACCATCCTGCAACCAACTTTAAGCACTGCTGTCCTCTTATCTGTGGTAAGGCCATCCGTCTCAAGGACATGAGGACAATGAAGATGTTCACACTCGATGAGGTGGTGTCAATGCTCTACGCGGAGCATCTAAACCGCCAGGGGTGCGGTTCTAAGCTCGAGGCAATCTTCCAAGGCCCCGGCACTAATGACATCATTTCGTGTGAATGGAATGCTGAAGCAAAGAGGAGGGGCGTCGCTCTCGTCACAGAGGATGAGTGGTTTGAGACTGACTACGACAAAGAAGAGTCTGTACTCATGACCATTGAGGAACAGCGGGCCCGTGGTATTGAACAACCAAAGCCAGCACCAAAGGAAATTGCAGACCTGCTCATGGCTGTTCCTACTGAAGAGGTGATTAAATACTGTAAGGCGCAGGGTTGGTTGATTCCGGCTGGAGTTACCATCAAGAGGACCAAAGCTTCAACAATGGACTGGATCAAGAAACTTTCCTACGGTCTCTCCATCTTGTCATCCCTCACCGCTGTCTGTGGCTTCATTTACATGCTTTACAAGATTTTTGCCTCGGTTCAGGGCCCCTACACAGGAACTGCCCAAAAGACACTCAAGAAGCCTGAACTCAAGCGCAAAGCTGTCGCCCAAGGGCCAGACCTGGAATTCGCCCAGAAGCTCATGAACTCCAATGTGATTCCCGTGGAGACCCAGACAGGTGCCTACTCTGCCCTTGCAATGTATGATACATGGCTCCTGCTGCCAAAGCACTCCCAACCCGGAGAAACAGTGAGTGTCGATGGTCAAACGCACGACGTTCTGGATATGGTTGAACTCGAGAACACGCAGGGCAGCCTTGAACTCGTCGCAGTCAAGATTGACCGCCCCACTAAGTATAGGGATATAAGAAGATACATACCAGACCATTTTTCTACTGAGTCAGACTGCATGCTTGTTGTCAATAATAAAAACTTCTCCAGGATGTTCTGCCCTGTTGGCCGTGTGACTGCTTTTGGGTTCCTCAACCTATCATGTAAACCCACATATAACACCTGTACCTACCGCTATCCAACTAAATCAGGCCAGTGCGGTGGGGTGGTCTGTAAATCAGGGAAAATTATCGGTCTCCACATAGGGGGCGACGGGCTGAATGGATATGGTGCCATCCTGACCAAACGCATCGTTGGTGCCATCGAGCAGGGCGCAGTCGTGCGCAAGGAGAAGACTCCTTTTAAACCCATTAATCTCAACTCTAAAACCAAATTCCATCCCAGTGTTTTCTTCGACGTCTTCCCAGGAACCAAGGAACCAGCCGCACTCCACCCAAAAGACAAGCGCCTTGAAGTGGACCTCGATGAGGCGATGTTTGCCAAGCACAAGGGTAACACAGACATTCCCATTGATGAAGAGCTTGGGATTGCCATAGACCACTACACAGAGCAGATTAGACCCCTTATGCCCATTAACCTTACAGAACCTTTGACAATGGAGGAGGTCGTCTATGGGACAGATAACCTTGAGGGGCTTGACCTCTCAACCTCCGCTGGATTTCCATATGTCATTAAGAACACCAGGAAGAGGGACCTTATTCCTGAGCGTGGCCAACCCTTAACAAAATTGCTTGATGCCCTTGACCTCTATGGCTACGACCTCCCGTATGTCACATACCTTAAGGATGAGCTCAGACCAATTGACAAAGTCAGGAAGGGGAAGACCCGCCTGATAGAGTGCAGTTCCATGAATGACACAATCAGGATGAAGACCACTTTTGGTCGCTTGTTTCAGACTTTCCATGCAAATCCAGGTACCGTCACCGGATCAGCTGTTGGTTGCAACCCGGATCTTGACTGGAGCAAATTCTACGCGGAGATGGGTGACAACCCACTCATAGCGTATGACTACTCAAATTTTGACGCCTCACTGGGCTCAGTGTGGTTTGAAGCACTCAAACAGGTCCTCCGTAAATTGGGATACAACGAAAAGCAGCTCAAGTGCATTGACCACGTGAAGAACAGCACCCACCTCTACAAGGACATCGTGTATGAGGTTGAGGGAGGTATGCCTTCAGGATGTTCTGGGACATCCATCTTCAATTCAATCATAAATAACCTCATAATTAGGACACTTGTGTTGAAGTCTTATAAATCAATTGACTTGGATCGCCTGCGCATCATTGCGTACGGTGATGACGTGATTATATCTTACCCTCACCAGCTGGATGCTGCTGCACTCGCGGAGTGCGGCAAGGATTACAATTTGACAATGACACCTGCAGACAAGTCAGACACATTCAATGAGGTAACATGGGACAACGTCACCTTTCTTAAGCGACGATTTGTTCCAGACAAGCACTTCCCATTCTTGGTCCACCCCGTCTTCCCAATGGAAGAGATCATGGACTCAATCCGCTGGACAAAAAGTGCTGCAAACACCCAGCAGCACGTCACCAGCTTGTGCCTCCTAGCATGGCATAATGGCCAGGAAGTCTACGAGGATTTTGTAGAGAAAGTGAGAAGCGTGCCAGTAGGTCGAGCGCTTCATTTACCACCTTACTCAGCTCTCTACAGGGAATGGCTTGACCAGTTTTGAGAAGGGGAACCACCCGTAAAATGGTTTCAGCGGGGAAGCCCGCCCAGGCCCAATTTCTTGGCCACCTTTACTATCCCTTCTATCATTTCACACTCGAAGACCGAGGCCACGCGGAGTACGAACGAGGGTACAGTCTTCAAAACCTTGCACACATGAATCAATCAGAATCGGCCTTTCATGTGGCATTGTAGTAGATTAAGAATGAGATTGGCATTTTTAAAAAAAAAAAAAAAAAA